CGGACAACAAGGCATAAATTTCATCCAATTGCTCCATCAAATTCAAGGTGAAATCAGAATTAGGCTTAGACATATCAATGCCTCCTTTATCATCCTTTAATTTTTCAGCAACAGAAATAGAGTATTCTTGCAATTTATTTTTAATTTCCTGTGAAATTGACTGTGCGGTATATTGTGCAACCGCCAAACTGTCAATCATAGCTGGTTGAATACTTTCATCTGTCGATGACAGCAAGCAACACCCATCGAAATTAAATCCAGTGAATGTAAATGTACCGTCATCATTTTCCTCGCCGGTGATTGACGAAAGTTCTAACTCCATACTTTGTGGTTTGCTGCCATCCCGTTCAAAAATTGTGACCGCATCATTGAACTTTGTCCAAAGCAATGCGTCAACTTGAAAGAAATCACGGCAAACACCATCAGAACATACCTTTTCAATCCAGCGGTAATTACAAGACTCAGGAATTACGCCGTAAGCAGACCCAGCATACACATATTGCTTTTCACCATCTTCATCTACAACCGTCTTGTATTCATGACCTTGAAAATCCATTTCTCCGTCTGGATTCAGAGCAATGTACCCCAAAACAGGGGTATTCTTGATGCTTTCGGCATTAGCATCAACAACTTCCTTGGTGAAAATACTTCCGTTGAAATTCAAGCCTGTATGCAGAACATCTATCGTAATGGCAAGAAAACGAGAATCTTCTGTTTCTAAGCAATCATTAATTGTAAATGAAACTGGCAATCTTTTATGTTTTTGACCCACTTTCTTCATCACCGCCTTTCTTGTAAATATTTTAATAACACCAAAAACGGTGATATTAACGATTCAAATATGATTCAGAATCCCTCGTTTTTTCTCCACTTTCATCTAAATCATCACTTGTAGGCCGACCATTATTATCAGAATCACTATCACTACTCATAGTGTAGGAAGTAGACAATGGAATCAACCTTGAATGCAAATCAAGAACATCATTCTCTAAGAACAATGAACCCAAAATGCGGCTCGGTGTTTTTCCTAATGCAACACCATAATCAATTACAAATGGCAAACCATTCTGCGAAGCCTTTAAATACGAATCGGCAACATCAGAATGGTTAAATACAGTTGAATTTTGAATTTTTAATGCGAATTTATACGAAGTTTTATTATATTTTCTCAATTTAATAAAACGTGTAAAAAATCTTTCGCATTGACGATAAAACGCATAGATATAAGCTGCGTCATTTTCAATAGACAATTTCATAGCAGTACCAGAAGAACCACTATTAAATACCTGACTTGAAACACCAGCACCATCATAAATATTTGTAATAGCGTCACTAAGATTATTCGTATTATTCGTATTATCTTTGAAACTAACAGCTTCCGCAGAACCGGGAGCATGAAGCAAACCAATATCATCTGGCATATTAGCTTTATTCATTTCTGCAAAAATCGCCAATGTTTCATCAGTCAATAATGGTTTATCAACTGCATCATCATCAATAGGAACCTCGATTACAATAGCTTTATAGTTATCAACTCTTGCTTTTTGCAATTTAAGTTTCTTATATACGTCCAAATCCATAATATCTTGAATCATAGAAATGAACATTGGCATTGGATATAAACATGATTCATTCCATTTAAAACAAACCTGACGTTCTGCTGGAGGTACATACCAGCCGTCATGATACGCAACATGATTCCTAAAATCAATATATGCCTGTTGAATATAATCTGGATAAGTAGAAATGTGAATCGGATCAATACTTGAAAGATTGATTTTAAAGTTATATACACCATCTTGAATCTGACAGATTCTACAAATTGCAGGATTCATTCTCTGAATAAAGAAATCTGACGTATCTTCAAAAATTAATCCATAATAAACATCTTCAACAGGGAGGATGCTCATAATTTTAGACATTTCATGTTTAAATCCCATTTTTTCAAATTCGGCGTTTACATTGAAATAAGCGTTACGAAATTTCACTCTTGTTTCATCTTCACTTAAATCATCTGTTTTCACATCATACGCTTCGATTGTATAATTAAATAACCCCATTTTTGCAAAATAATTATTTAATCTTGCGTAGAATTGTGATTTCTGCATCAAATATCTGCTTGTTTCAATTAAAATTGTCGAATGTACAGATGGATTTTCAATTGCACTTTGAATCCTCTCGACTGGATATACACCAATTTTATATGAACGCAAAATATCTGTATTCGTACACAATTCATGAACCATAAGACGTTTAAATGCACTTAAATCAAGGCGTGACTTCCCAGCCTCAAAATTTTCAAAATTCTTAACATCATTATCATGGTCTGATTTTGAATAAACTACTTTCTTTTGTGGCATTTTATCACCCCTTTCATCAATACATTTTCGGTCTACGGTTCAATGCCTGAAGCCGCTTTGCAAATGATTTCATATCCACATTGTTTTTCGGATTATTTGTATCATCAACTTTGATAATATAATAAAGCAGATATGCAACTGCCGAGAATCGGTCTTTATCAAACTTACTGACAACCTTTTCAACTGACAAATTTTTGCCATTTTGAATTAGTTTCAAATTACCAACCTCTTGAAAAAACAGTTCTTCCTGAACAAAAGGCATAACCTTTGAATTCAAATCATCGTCATTTCGGATAGTATAATCTCCACCATTCTTACTTTCTAAGAAACGAAGTTTGCCAGAATCGACCATATCAATGAAATTTGATATAATTCTTGTTTGATCAGACTGCGCTTTTAAGTCATACAGACATTTATCTGCTTTTTGCGTTTCTGGTTCTGCTGTTGTATTAACAGTATCCCACGCCGCATATGTCTCGCCACTCTTTGGATCGTAAGTCTCTTTTAGCAGTTCGTCCACAAGGCCAGTGCCAAGTCCGTTACCATCCACAACAACCATTGTTGCATGATATCGCTTACGAACACGCTTAACAATGCAAGCCTGTGTACTAAAACTCAATGTGTTAGAAACATGAATAATATTGACAAGCTGCACTTCAGCGACTTTTCCATCGTCAGAACGGATTACTTTACCTACTGCAATTGAAGATTGGTTATTACTTTTGTTCTGAGAACGAGCAACGTCAACTGCCATATAAAATTCTTCATCTTCATTATCAGACCCCAAAATAGGATCGGTTAATGTACGACAATTCATAAAGCGGTTAATATTGATCAATGCTCCAGTCGAACTACCTACCCAATTTCCTCCATAGTTCATATCAAAAGCAATAGGAGACATATTCTTTTTCTTATTAAGAATCGTACTTTTACTTGAACCACGTCCATACCAGCAACTTAACATCCAGTTAGAACCAAGAACGATTTTACCGTTCAAATCACGCATTTCATGGAACATTGCTAAGTTTCTGTTATATTCGTCAGAACCACGGAAACCGGGCGTAGTATAAAAGTTAATTTGCTGGTTTAATTCTTCTGGATTTACAACAGCCAATTTACCACAAGTTGTTCTACCAACTTCCACGACAGGCTCAAGCGCATCTTCAAAAATTACATTATCCATCAAGTTTGATTCTTCAATACTGATACGTTTTCTACGCTGGCCTTTACTTGTCTGAGCGTTTGCAAGGGCATCAATCCTTGCACCATTCTTAAAAACAATCAGTGCATCACCCTTTGTAAAACTTGTTTTTACAATCTCGTTTTGCAAAATAGGATAATAACGAACCAACTCATTGTATTTGTCTTTCAATAGCGCAGCAGCATTTTCTTTTGTCTGTGCTGTTAATGCTAATTCAATATTCGGATATCGAATACAGACAATAACCATGTTGGCAAACTCAAGAAACGTTTTGCCATAACCACGATTAAAGCATCCATGTTCACTAAAAAATCGTGTTCCAGACCGCATAAAAATCCGCTGATCTAAATGCAGTTTGATTCCGCCTTCTTTCGGCGCAAGCAGATCAAGAGCCAAATCAGGATACCATATCCACCAACTCGCAAAATATTCAGCTTTTTTCAGTTCTGTTTGCGTCATTCTGGTTCAGCCTCCATTTCTGCTTCATAATCTGGAGGCAAATCAATAAACTCATTGATTTTATCACGATTTTCTAATGTAGTATCACCAGCGAATATCCCGTATGGATCACCATACTGTTTCAGATATTCTTCAACCTTTTTATCATAGAACTTATAAACGTCCTCATATGATACTTCTGGTTTCCCTTCAAGTCTACGACAATAATTGATATAACACCAAATAATAAAGTCCGGCGAATCATTTGGCCTATATTTAAACTGAGGCAAAATTCGTGTAACATCCTGTGTTCTTTCAAAATCACGAAAGAATTCAGAAAATGACGAAATATTGCCTTGAATATCAATAGCATTTAACTGTTTCAAAGCATCTGTTGCTTCAGCGGTTTGACCATAACTTGTTGCCAATTCCTCTTTTGCCGCAAATCTAACATAACGAATCAACAGATTTTTTTGACTGCTTGTGATATTCGGATAATCTTGTAGCATTGTTTCGTAATAATGATTCATAATCGAATATTCTTTTGAAGTATATCCTTCACCGAATAACTGAATAATTTCGTTTGTTACCTTGAAATCATCCTGAGAAAGATAAAATACCTTATCATTGTATATTCCACTCTTTCTGCGTGAACTTTCAACATAACTATCTGCGCTTGATTTTGAATCAAAAATGCTATCAGACCAAGTTTTTGAACGATGCTGTTGCAAAGCAATATTTTTAAAATATTTACCCAAAACAGCATCATAAGAAATATCTTCGTATTTTACGCCAGTGTTTTTCTGAACTTCATTAATACTCTTTTCCCAAATATTACATAAGAATGGGCGATCTGTTTGACGAAGAATAGAATACAATTTTTCGATATCAAATTCTCCATCTTCAGTAAAACAAGCATTACGAATACATTCCTTACAAATCGGCATCCTATTATCCATATGCAACGGATTATAACTCATATAAAAATCATTGATCCGTTTATCATTTTGACAAGTAGAACACTGTTTCTTTTTAATTTGGTTGGCAGTAGAACTGCCAGACTTTCTTGCCATACTGCCACCTCACTATTTAAATTTGAATATATAAAAACGCCCTTACTGCAATCTTTCGATACAGTAAGGACGCTTTTGGCTGAAGGTATCAGACTTGAACTGCTACTCTTGCTCCCAAGGCAAGCGTGTTACCATTACACCATACCCTCAATATGGTAGGGGTAGTGGAACTCGAATCCACAATGGTATCACTACCGACAGATTTTAAGTCTGTTGCCTATACCAGTTCGGCTATACCCCCATATTTAATTATGGCAGGAGTGAAAGGATTTGAACCTTTACCAGCGGAGTCAAAGTCCGATATGCTGACCGTTACACTACACTCCTATATAATTCCCGCTGCGTTGCAAGCCGCTCTCGCCAATAGGAAAGATACATAGACCATTGTAATACGGGAATATTGGTACGGATGGTGGGACTCGAACCCACACGGTATCACTACCACTTGATTTTGAGTCAAGCACGTCTACCAATTCCATCACATCCGCATATGGTGGAAACGATGGGACTCGAACCCACAACCCTCTGAATGCAAATCAGATGCGCTCCCAATTGCGCCACGTCCCCATATGGAGCTGCTGACAGGAATCGAACCTGCAACCTACTGATTACAAATCAGTTGCGCTACCTATTGCGCCACAGCAGCATATATTTTGGCGGAGTGTGAAGGATTTGAACCTTCGCAACGTTTCCGTTGGCTGCGGATTAGCAATCCGACCCATTACCAACTCTGGCAACACTCCATTTGGTTGCGGAATCTGGAATTGAACCAGAATCATCAGCTTATGAGGCTAATATGCTACCATTACAATATTCCGCATTGTCTTTTGTAATAAGAAAACCACTCCATAACTCTTATTACTTGGTTAATCCTTACTTACAATATCATATAGACACGCCTCATGAGCAGCGAACCCTTTCGTCTAACAAAGAGTTTATGATATTCTAATTAACCGTTCCCTATTGGTGACGTGTACGAGACTCGAACTCGTGTTACCGCCGTGAAAGGGCGGTGTCTTAACCACTTGACTAACACGCCATATTGTATATGTGGTTATCTACCGTTTGAATTATCAGGTTTCATTGCCTCCTGACATTGACTATTATACTTGAATATATGGTTATTGTCAAGGGTTTTCAGAAAAGTTTTTAAAAATTTTTGAGTGGAAGGACAGGACTTGAACCTATTACCGTTTTGACCAGCTTTGGCTCGTCAAATGCTTTACCATGATAAGCTACCTTCCCATAAATAGAGGAGAGGATTACTCTCCCCTTATTATTATGTTTCTAAACACGCCGCCAACATTGTCCCCGGACGAACTTTAATAATCGGCTGATCCTGAATATCAATCATAACGCCCTTATTGAAATCACGTCCCTTATGGCCTTTACGAACACCATGCTCAATATTCATAAACCCATGTAACTGAACATTCTCCCCACGCCGTAAAGCATCAATAATAGACTTTTCATATGCGTCAAGAATCTCAGTCACATCCTTTTTACTGAAATCTGTTCGTGCAGCAATATCGGCAATCAATTCCTTTCGATTCATTGCACCACCTCAATTCAAAATCAACTTATAATCACATATAAGTCCCTTACCTTGCTCAAAACACAGCAAGGACGCACCTGAATCTGACGTGGCATTAAGAGATAACCCATATGGATCAACGCCGATAATGCTTCTAATCTGAATTGATTCACATTTACGACCAATTTCTGTGTTAGTGAAATGATGACAATGCGCCCCAATTATGTAATCAATTGATCGTTTATATGCGATAGAATATTTTGATAACGATTCAGCTAAATTCTTAACTTCACCATGAATACCTAAAATTGCGAAATCAGACAGAACAGAAAAGTCCATTCCAGTAGGATTTTCAACAAATTCTACATTCGGATTATCAATTAATCTCTGTTTCATGTAGCAAAGAATAACCTTACTCATGTTTTCATCTTTGAATGCGTTCTTTGGAGCATTACAAATTCGTAACTGATTATGGTTTGAATCAACAACCATCTGAAATCTAATCTTTACTTTCTTGCTTAATTCATTAAGCCAATTAGCAACAAAGTCAGCATATCGAAGGCTTGAATCAATAATTCCGTAACGTAATTTCATAAGCTGTGAATTTAATCGCAGAATACCTTGGATATTATCACCCAAGTCCCACACATTAAGTTCAGTAATATGACGTTCCTGAACGATCTCAAGAATCTGAGAAAGTAAATCCCACATTCTATTTTCAAAAATCTCTGGACTATATGCGTTAATTACATTCCCGTCTAAATCATTGATTTCAAATTCGATTCCATAATGGCAATCACCAAAACAGAACAAATATTCACGATTATCATGGATTGGAATAATTGGTTCAGGAATAACCAAAGGCTCCAGCGTATCAACTGCCTGACGAATATGTTCAACGATCAATTCATCACGAGCATTTTCACGCAACCAACGATTAATCTCTAACTTTTCTGTTTGGAGTTTATAACGTTCCTTTTGTAATTCTCTTATTTGATGAGTCATTTGTAAAGAAGTAGCCGTTGAACTTTCATCAGGATTTTTAATCCATCCCGCATTCAAATACTCATAAAATAATTTAGACCCCTTGCGAATCGTATCAATGTGTTCTGTCCCACCGAAATACTCCGCTCGTAAATCCGCCACATCTTGCCATTCAATAGAAGGATCATCCAAACGATTAGAGAGTAAATCGAACTGCCGACTTAAAAAATCTGCTTGTTCTATAACGATCTACCTCCTTACTGGTTACTCCACATCCTCATCAGACGCATCGGCATCTTCATCAGGATCGGCCTCGTAATCCATACACTCTTCCATCTTCAGTGTAATCATCAAATCCTTCTTTGCAGTCTCATGAAACTTCATCAGAGTGTTCAACTTAGAACACACCATGTAATGTCTGCAATTATCGCACATAAAATTATTAATCATAATTTGTACCTCTCTTGTATATATAGTTATTTGATTAATCAAGTAAATCCGCCATTGCTGCGGTTTCACTTCGCTCAGTCTTTAACAGTTTGACAAATCCAAACTTTGGATGACCTTTGAGCCGATCTACGGCAATCATCAGTCCATTATTATCGGCAAATACCTTGTGATCTGTCTGCTTATAATCACCATTCAGCCACAGGGCAGACCCTTCGCCAACACGACCAAGAAGTAACTGAATATGCTCCTTTGTCATATTTTCAGATT